TCACAGACAAATACAACCAAGCAGGAGCAGGACAAGCTGCGGTGATGAACGAAATTATCAACTTCTTAGCCGACGATATTCGTCAATGTACGCTGGCTCCTCACAAGCGTATGGATTATTTGGTAGGACAACTCATTTCGACAGGTAAGGGAGAGGTTAAGTTAGACGACAACAAGGAAGGGGTCTCTCTTATTGACATGGAATTGCCCGTAATGAAGTTTGACCCTACCTCCGCTGAGAAAACCAAATTCATTAGCTATTTGCAGAAAGTAGTCAATGAAACCCGTACCAAGGTAGGTGTTTTTGCTGCGATGGAAATGACACGTACCACCTTCAACAAGCGTGTAATTGCCTCCAATGAGTTCAAGGACACCTACAAAATGGTATTAGGTAGCGCACAAATTGGCGTATCAGGAGGTATTATCACAGAGGCTATGGCAAACCAATTACTCACTGGTATAGGATTGCCACCTATTCGTATCGTGGAGGATTATGTAGTGAAAGAGGACGGCACCACCACTAACATCTTTGCTGATGATCGTATTGCCTTGCTTCCTACTGCCAAACTCGGAAAGATGATGTGGCACGAGCCTTACGAGCTTACGGATCGTGTGCCTAACAAAACCTATACCGTATTGGAAGGCGGGCACTACATCACCACACAGCGTACTGAAGAAGGTCGCTTTATCGAGTATGGTTGTGAGTGGATGCCGAGCTTTGCTGCTCCTCAGAGTATGGTTGTGATTAACACCTCTAACATGGGTTAAGATGACTAAAAAGGATTATTTCCATCAAAAGTTTGCCTCATTGGGGCTTTCTCTCACTGAGGCAGACCTTTTAGACTTAGGTATTCCTGATTTGTCAGGTGAAGCCACCGCAGAGGAGCAAAGAAACTTGTATATAGCCTTTATCCGCTTTATTCCACAAATCCTCTTACATCCCAGCTCTATATCAGAAGGAGGAACCAGCCTCGCAAGAGCCAGCAAAGACGATATAATTGCTTTCTACAGCAATGAGTGTAAGCGGTTAGGTCTCAAGGACGAACTGAGTAAGAAACCTAAAGTCATATTCCGATGATATTAGACAATGGCACATTGCAGGTACAGACCACTACAGGCGGCGGCTTGGTAGGAGGTATTCCTCAAGAAGCTACCCTTCAATGGGGTGATCCTATTCCTTGTCATATTGTAGCCAATACCTACAATCAGCGGGGGACTTTCAAGGATAGCACCTTTACCCAAAGCAGCTATACAGTATGGTTTGACTATGGGCTGTATATTTTCAATGCCAAGAGGGTACGACTTATAAGCGGCAAAGGAGAGCAATTAGGAGAATTTGAAGTGCAAAGTATAGAGCATGCCGATTTGGTAGGACGAACTAAAATCATGGTATAATGATAGAAGGAAAGCTAAACATTGCCTTTGACAAAATCAAGGAGAAGTACATCAAGGCAGCCACTCAAAAATTCATAGAGGTAGGCGAACGCTCTATCATTGAAGCCAGAGATAATGGTTCCTATACCGATAGAACTGGTAACCTTAGAAATTCCGTAGGCTATGTGGTGCTATTGGACGGAATAGAGCAATCACAAAGTAATATTAACAAGCTCAATCGTAAACAATTTGACACTATCAAAGCCAAATATCCCAAAGGCTTGGTGCTGATAGTAGTAGCAGGAATGAATTACGCTGCTTATGTAGAAGCCAAAGGCTATAATGTGCTTTCCAGTGCCGAGCTTATGGCTGAAAACATATTAAAACAACTCTATGGATCATGAAAAAAGGAGGCACACAGATAGAAAAGGATGTCTTTGACACTTTCCAAACCGAGATAGGCGCTTTTGTCCGTGGAGGAGTGTATTTGCAAGGCACCCGCCCACACAACTCTTTTGAGGAGGATTGTGTTATAGGCTTTCTCACAGGCATTAATAAGGATATACAAGAAGGTAAGGTAAATATTAACTTCTATGTACCTAAAATCAATGCAGGAGCACAGAAAAAAATAAAAAACATTGCTCGTATTTTGGAGATAGAAGCCTTTATCTGTGGCTTAGTAACTCGTATCACTGATGAATATCGTTTTTATCAGGAACAAACCATTCATAGCTTTGAGGAAGATGATAATCAAACCTTGGTTAATGTCGTCCTCAGATACAAAAGATTTAGTAACTATTAAAACACTTAGAACATGGCAAACATTTTAAGCTGGGGAAAACCAGGAATAGAATATGTAAAATTAGAAAACGGCGACTTGCCTAATACACCTACTTGGAAGGCTTTCCCTACCCCAGTGGAAAACACTACCAAATTGGAAACTGAAGAAGGTGAGAGCAAGGAAGCCAAAGTAGAGGGCGGCGAGGTGATCGCCACTCGTAAGAATGTCAGCAAATACAAGCTGGAATTTGAAATCTATGAGACGGACGACCTAACGGCTCCTATTCCCGACAATGACGGGATTGTCCTTGACCAGTACGCGGTACGCCTTACCCCTGAAAACACCAGTGCCAAGGGCTTTATCATAGACCGCGCCAGCGTGTCTGTAGTAAGGACTTGGGACAGTGAGAACGGAGGTAAGATAAAATACACCTTCACCGCTCTGAAACCAAAGACTGGAAAAATGCTCAAGCAGTACAGTTAGTAATTAGAGATTAGTGGTTAGTGACAAGAGGCTAACCACTAATCATTAATCATTAATCGTTAATCACTAAAAAGATGGACAATATTCAACAAAAAACAGCACAAACCCTATTGCAACAAGCCGAAGAGGTAACCATAGCAGGAATAAAGTACCAAGTACCACAACCCACTATTGGCACCTTGATACTTGTATCTCAAGAGATAGCCCATATACCCATGGAGGAAATCAATAGAGAAAAGACCATAGGAGAAGCCTTCCAAAAAGCCCCTTATGGTAAGCATGTTGCCCGCGCCTTAGCTTTGATGATACTTGGAGCATCACACCCAAAGCCAACCTTTTGGCAATGGCTTAAGGAGTGGCTGAACCCCAAAGAACGCCAAATAAAACGGCTCACTGATAAGATCTTCTACCAAATGAGCATTCAAGAAGTAGGGATATTATTCATTCAGCTACTCGGGAAAATGCAGACTACCGATTTTTTTATGCTTATCACTTTCCTAAACGAAGCAAATCTGCTAAAACCGACAAGGAAAGTGAGCGAAATGACAGCCTCTGGGCGATAGTCGGTGGTTTTTTAAAACAATATCCCAATGTAAGTGTCTATGAGGCTTTGTATGAAATATCCTATGCTAATTTGCTTTTGTACAATAGTATAAATCCTGAAAGTTCCAATAATAACAAGAACAAAGACAATGTGATAACTGATAAAAGCCCTGACTACAACGAGGAATTAGACAAACTAATCAATCAATCTTAAATGGACAAATTTTTTAAATGGTTTTTAAAAGCCAAAACAAAAATAGCTATATGGGCAACTCCTATAGTACTACTTTTTTACTTTGACGATAAGATACACTTCAGAGATAGGGTGTATTACTTCTTCATTGCCTTTTTTAAAAGCATTCCCTTGTTGATGCTGTACTCGTATTTCTCTATGTGGAAAGACAAAAATGAGTTCTTTTACGCAGGTATATGTACAGCATTATTACTGAATGCTTTGGTAGGGGGGGTATATCATTTTAAGACAGGAACGTTTGACATCAAGGAATTTCTTGTCAAGAATACAGAAATGGTATTTATTATAGTTGCTGTATATATTTCCTTATCCTTGCTTAATATTCCTCTTGATGAATCTGAAATGGGTAAAATATTTAAAAGCGTAGTACAACTCACCACATTACTATATCCAGTGAGTAAAATTCTAAAGAACGCATTTATTCTTACAAATGGAAAGTTTCCCCCTCAATTCGTTATGAAAGCTCTCTATAACTATGAACGAGAGGGCAAATTAAAAGATTTCTTTGATGAAATCAACGGAACAAAAACAAGTGAACCTAAAACAGAAGACGATGAACCAAACACAGCTTAATTTTATCAAAACCTATAAGCCTTATGCTTTGGAAACAGAGCGTAAGACGGGTATATCGGCACTTTTTATCCTCGCTCAGGCAGGTTTGGAGAGTGGTTGGGGTAAGAGCGTGCCAGGGAATATGTTTTTTGGAGTAAAAGCTACTAAAAACACTCCCAATGAGAAAAAACAACTCCTAAGAACTACAGAGGTGCTCACAACGCCTAACGAAAAGAGCAAATTCCCTGAAGTGATTAGTATCACCAAACGTACAGACGGCAAATACTTGTATATCGTACGAGATTGGTTTATGAAGTATGAGACCCCTGAGGAGTGTTTCACTGACCACGCTAATTTCTTTTTCAGGAACAAACGATACGCCAAGGCGTTAGATGTCAAAGCTGACCCTTACAAGTTTGCCGAGGAAGTAGCAAAGGCAGGCTATGCCACTGCTCCAAACTATGCTGATAGCCTTAAAAAACTAATTAAAGAAATTGAAAAAGTAAAATAAATCATTATGACAGAAGTAAAAGAACTAAAAAAGGAGTATGAAAGCCTAATCGCTAAAGTAGAACAATTGCCACGTACAAGAGAACTTGCGCTTGTTATTACCAAGTTAGAAGAGGGTCTTATGTGGCTTGAGAAGTCAATCAAAAAAAATCAAAGTGATGTATGAGAAAGAAATTGTACTTACTATTAGCTCTTATGGTGCTTTTCGGTTGCAGGAGCAAAAAAATAAACCGAACCGAGCTGAAAGAAGAGCAAAAAACCGAAAGAAAGGAGCTAAAAGACAGTGCTACACGGGTAGAAAAATCCCAAAGGGTCGCTACTTTTGACTTCCAACAATCACAATCCTATGAAATCTCTCTTGAAAGTGATAGGGATAGTGTTGGCAATGCTAAGGATCTCTATTTTACTCGTATGAGAGATGGCACAAATGAAGCCCTCGTTATAAGAGGAGGTAAGGCAACCATACATATAAACCAAAACAACAACCAAGCCCTTACCCAAGAGGATACTATTACGCAAGAAAGCACTATTACAAGCCA